AGGCGTACCTGTAGTTGATTTGAGGATTTTCTCCGTGGTCAGTCCCCACTCGGTAATCGCCAGGTTGCTTTCGGCTTTGATTTTCGCTTCTGACTGGAGCTTCTGAACGTTGGCTGCGGTTACAAGTGTGTTGGTACCCGCGACGGCTTCTGTCGCTGTCGGAGCGGACGGCGTGGTCAGGACTAGCTGTTCGACTTTCTCTGCTGTCGTGCCGATGCCCCATGAGTGGTACTTGGTCCACGCGAACGTGTTGCTTGGCGCAGAGGCTTCTACCGGCCAGCCAACTGCATCATTGGCGAGGCAGAGAACGCCTGCGTTCGTAACTTTGCCCGATCCGAGATCGCGTTCCTCTACGATGCGTCCGAGAGGGTCGGTAACGATTGCGCGAAGACGGGTGGCAAGGAAGTGCTGCGAGAAAAGACCCGCCTCGCCAGCATCGCGCGAGAATGCAATGCGTCCTAGACCCGGCACGCTAAAGCTGCGGACCTTCTTCTGTTGTGAGCCGAATGGCCTAATGAGATTGGGCTTGAGCGATGCGCTCATGCCCACTGAATTCGTTGACATTGTGTTGGCCCTCCGGCCTCGTAAGTGGGGGTGCTGCACGAAGAGGCTCCCGACATTTGCCGGGAGCCTCTTGTGGGAACTTCTTTACGCAAGCAGTACGCCGAACGGGTAACGTCCGCTTTCTGCTTCGTGGTAGTACGTGACGCTGTTGGCTACTGCGTAGCCGTAGCGAGCCGTGACACGCAGGTTGACCATATCCTGAGTCATCAGGTTTTGAGTGATTTCACCTTTCTTGTTGGTGATTACACCCGTGTTGAACATCTGGAATTCGAGATCCTGACGAACACCGATGATTGCCTGCCCAGCGAAGTCACCAAGGATGGCGACCGGGTTGAGCGACGTGACAACGACTTTGCCTGCGGTCGCTTCCTGATCAGCTTTCGTGAATTCGTGGTTCACCGCGAATTTCGTAGAGCTTTCAACTTTCGTGATCGTGAAGGTTCCGGTAACGCTGCCGATGACTACCGTGTCGCCTGGGCGCAAAGTAGTCGTTTCGCCGGTCGTCAAGGTGACAACTGACGTTTTTTCGGCTACGGTGCCTTTCAGCCCTGTTGCCGGAGCACCAGGCCATAGACCGGGAGCCGCGTTGTAGTCCACATCGACGCCGTACCATTCTTTCTCGTCAATCTGGTAACCAGACGCGATAGGAATCTGTGAGCCGATGGTCGTACGTGCGTTACGTACCGCGTAGCGAAGCGCCTTCGAAGCGATGACGTTCGTTACGTTGAAACCGGATACAGCCTCGACAGCGTTGAATAGCTGCGAAACGTCGTGAGCCAGTCCACCTTCTTCAGCGGTGTGCGTGCCTTTGGTTTCGACCTGACCTGCTGCAACAGCAGCCGGGACGAGAGCCGGAGCCGTGAACGGGCTTGAGTACCCGAACAACGTTGATGCGTCAAGCTTGCGAGCCAGAGCGCCTGCCACGAGCGGCACAACTTCACTCCAGATCGGGAAGCCCGAATCCGCCAGCGTGATCCTAGAAATAGGCACGTTGACTGCGAGCGTCTCAGCGGTTAGCTGAACGCCCTTCCAACCAGCTTCGGTTGTTTCCTCCAGCGCTCCATATGCTTCTTCAGCCGGTGTTGACGGAGAAGCGAAGCCCTGGTTGCTGACCCATTCTGCCGAAGGCAGAGCGTCGAGAACCGGGATCTGAAGAACAGAGTGTCCCATGTTGTAACGACGGAACGATTTGAGCGCAACCGACTGAGCCGGAACGAGAGAAACGATCTCGTTTGCGTACTCAAGAGGGATAAGGCTCTGAGCGGTTTCGGGAGCACCGCTTGAGTACGTCTGCGGGCCACCGTTGATGATTGAGTTATACGCCATGAGTGTTCAAACCTCCTGGTTTGCTTTGTTTGGACGGCTTGAACTAGGATGGCGTCCTAGATGCCGTGTGTTTTAGTAGCCAGCCGCGCGTCTAATAGCCGCGTCTGCACCCTCGGGAGCCAGCACTTGCGCTGCGGGGGAAGTTCCTCCGTTGAAACCTGAGAATGGTTGCTTGCCGTGACCGAATTTCTGCATGAGAACGTCGGCATCGGCTGCGATCTCCTCCAGGGTGTTGCCCTTGAGTCGATCAAGTAGATCAGCAGGTACGCCCTTGTCGAGCGCCACTTTGAGTACATTCACATCTTTGACTGCTGCACCGAAGTCAGACTCCAACTCAGTGACCTTGGTCTGAAGGGTTGTATTCTGGGTTTCTAGCTCAGGCAGTTTTGCGGCCTGTGCCTTCACAGTCTCGTGATCTTTGTACTTTTTGTTCAACCGTTCAGTAACGATTGTGTCAAGCTCTGTCTGTGTGTACGTCGCCTCCGGCGCTTGCGCAGTGGATGCCTCAGATGAAGCTGCTGCGGGTGCTGTGGGGGTTGCTGCTGGTGCTGTGGCAGCCGGTGTGGCTGCTGGGGTTGCTGCTGCGCTACCTGCCTCTGTGGCAGAAGGTGTTGCCGCTGGAGCGGCTGCTGAGTCCGACATTGGTTACGACCTCCCTCAATGGAGAATTGTCACTACCCTCGTTCTGCGGGACGAGGACACCCGTATACCGACGCTATGCGTCAGTCAAGTCTTATGCGAATCAGTTAGTCTGATTCGTGGCCCACTAGGCTTTCGCCGTTGGTGCTCTGCTCTTCATCTCCAGAACTGTTGCCGTTTGGCTTGTTGTTGGAGGTCAGTTGGTTCAGCGAGTTTTCAAGGAGCATCGTCTTGTTGGCTTCAGACTTCGCGCCAAGCTCTGCCTCTTCGGCTGCCTCTTCCTTGGCGATCTTCAGCCACTCCTCGACCTCCTGCGGCCCTGCTCCAAGCATTTTGAAGAGAACCTTCTGTGGCACGCCGATGGACTCAAGGGCGACCAGTGAAGCAGCGAGGTTAGGACCGGATACCGCTGACGGGTCCTTCCAAAGCGTCTCGATGCTCTTCACCGGGGTACCGGAGATTTCAAGAGCAAGGGCCATCGCGCTCTCAATTCCAAGCGAGTAGTCAACGCAGTTCGTTCGAACCGAGTCAATGAACCCCGCCTCAGCCGCGATGATTGCCGAAGCGCTCATGTTGGCAAGCTTGCCCATCAGTCGGTAAGCCGGAATGCTGGCGACGTGCGCCATGTTCTCGATTAGCTCCTCGATGGCGACTGTGTACTGTCCTACGTCGCCAATCGGGAATGCGCCTACCTTGACCTCGGGCGCTCCTGCCTTTTCCGGCGGAGGAAATCCCCAAAAGCGGCTGCGTGCCGCCTCCATCTCAGTTTTCAGGTTCGGAGTGCCGTCAGGGTTTCTGTCAGTGACTACGTTCAGCGCGTAGCGCTGGGGCCAAGAGTTGTATTCACTGTTGAGAAGCATGTTCTTGATCTCAACGTCGATGGCCTTCTGAAGCGGAATAAGCTCCTCCAGCATCGATACACCACCGCGAGTCAGTGTCGGGGCGTGCTCGATGGTGAATACCGGGCAAATGCCAAGACCATGGTCATACTCCTCATACTGCTCCCACGGAATCGACTGCGGGATCGGAATGTGCTCCATGTAACCGGCCTCTTGCCAGCGGAAGTAGCTGGTAGGGCTCTGGAACTTGAGCACTTTGTTTGCCGTGAAGAGGTTCGCGTAAATGAATCCGTCCGCTGCCTGCCAGTACTTCATGGCGCAGACGTTCTTTGAGCGGTCGTTGGGGTCCTGCCAACCGATCATCTGGTAAGGCGTCTCTACGGTGATGCGAGGGAATTTGTCGTTGTCACTGTCTTTGTCCTTGACCGTGACAGTCGGATCAACGAGCAGATAGACCTCGCCGAACTTCTTGACCTCTCGAAAAGCCAATTGTGCGAACTTGTCAAGGTTGTTAGCTCGGTACAGGCTCCATGCGGTTTCGTTGTCCGCTTCACTGCCGACGTTGAAGCCCTGGATGATCTCGCGAGAAACATACGCATCAACGATCATCTTTAGCCAGTTATCGCTGAAGCTCCGCAAGTGCATGAACGTCGCCCGGAACTGCTCGGAACTGAATGATCGGTGCGAAGTGTCGCCGTGATAGCAGTTGTCTGCGTCGATCAGGTATTTCTTCTTGATCTGAAGGTTGTGTGAAAGCAGTTGAAGCGTTTCGCGAATGCTCTGGTTACGACCAATGTCAAACGTTGAGTACTGGCCGCTCTTTTCACTGACAATAGGTGCCTGTGGGTTGACGGTCTGCTGTTCTAGCTGATTCGAAGCCATGTACGACCCCTCTTGGGAATGTCACTACTCGCCCTCATGGCGACTTGGTACGACGGGTGCTGCCGGTACGACCCGCTGAGCGGAAGGTGGGACCTGCGATGGGCTCGCAGAGGGCCAAAGGGTTAGGCGAAAACGGGTTTGACGCCCTTGTAGTCGTATTCGTTCTCTTTGAGTGCTACGGCGTGAGCTATAGAGGCTGCTCGGAGTGCATCCATTGGTGGACGCGCGCCTTTTTTGGGTCGCCCGAAGATCCATTCACCCGAAGTGGACACAGTAACTTCGACTGCGTTCAAAACGTGCTGGCGGAACTCCTTGTTGCCGTTATGGACGATCTTCTTCTCGCGAACGGCCTCTAGGAAGCGAACATCAGCCTTGGAGAGCGTCGATGACTTCTGTGAGTGCTCCACCATTGTCCAGCCGTGCTCGCGTTCGAGCATGGTGGCCAACATGGATGCTCCTGCCTCGGGGTCATAGACGATTGCCTCGATCTGATAGTCCTCCTCGAACTCCAAGAGGGCTTTCGTCACATCCAGATCGGTGATCATGCCGCCGTCGTCGGGGGCACTCAAGATGATTGGGTCGCCAAACACGCGCTCGGTGTCTGACTTCCACCAAAGCGGCACGAGAGCGGCCTTGTCGGGTCCTCTTGTCGCGTGATCCCAGCCGATCCAGATACTTGAGCCTTGCGGAATCGGGATTTCTGGGCGCATCGGAGGCCCAAGTGCATCCCACTCGATTGGCAGGATGACTGTATCCTCAGAACGCACCCAGAGGCCACAGGCGAATCGCTTGAATCGCTGAGGCGTGATGCCGGGATCGTTTTTGCGTTCCTTCAAGAATGTTTCGGTGATCCAAGATGCCGGGTTGGCGGTCTTGACCAAAGCTAGGTTCTCTACATCGGCGTCGGCGTCAAGGGCATACTCGCTGTAGGCGAATGTCAGCCCGTTGTTGATGCAGAAGGTGTATGCGCCGCGTCGCTCTTTCTGGGGCAATTCAAGCGCTTGGGCTCGCAGTTGACCGAAAGGCGACAACTCGTCCTGACCGGCGTTGGTGATGACCAACATCTGGCCTTCGCGTGTGTCGATACCGTCTCGGATGATCCCGTAGGCTTCGCTTGATGAGTACTCGTGATACTCGTCCACGATGCCAAGTGTGGGCTCGATGCCCTCCAGAGTGCCCGGATCGTTCGTGAGCACGCGGATTTTGGTTAGCTCGTTGCTGCGAAGCCGGATTTCTTTGGAGCCAGAACGAACGACGAAAGCCTCTTGAAGCTCAGGCGATGAACCGATGAACTTGCAACAGTGCTTGTAGAGGATCGATGCCTGCTCCTTGGATGAAGCGATCACGATCACGTCGGCGAGATCCACTGTCATCAGGTGATACAGGGCCACGGCGGCGATGATCGTGCTCTTCCCGTTCTTCTTCGGGAGGCAGATTACATTGACTTGTACGCCTGCGAAGGTTGGGGTCAGAAGCTCGCGCTGAAATGGCTCGATCATCAGCGTCTCTTTTTGCTGAGTCGTGAGGCTTGAGCAGAACCACTCAAACGCCTTCAACTCGACGGCTGCGGCCTCGACTAGCTGATCGAGCATTACTTGCCCTTGCGCTTGTCAGCCAACTTCTCGGCGAAAGTCTTCTGGGGTTTCGTCTCGGCGGGTTCCGGGTTTTCGCCTTTCTCCCACGGCTTGTTGAGCAAAGCCAGGATGGCGATTGTGCGTCCCTTGCGAGCCTCAGCCTCCAGTAGTTTCACTAGATCGGGCTTGGTCAATTCGACCGGGCCATCACCGTTCAGGATCTCATCGAACCTGCGAGCGAATTGGGCATGCTCGGAGTCGTCATTGGCCTTTCTGCCTTTGGAAAGCCAGTTTGTGACGGTTCGTACAGTGACATCTGCTGTCGCCGCTGCCTCTTTCCGACTTGCTCCCCGTTCGAGAGAAGCGAGGAATCGCTCCCTCTTCTCCAGAGTGAATGTGTTGGCTTGCGACATGACAGAACTCCTTGTGGGCCAAGATTTGGCTCTACGACTGGGTTTTAGCCCACTTATTTTTCATGCCCGAGGCGCGGTCATTGAGCGACATCGTTCGGCGGGGTCATACCACCGTTATTTTCACCATGACTCCGCGCTCGACTGCGCACGTTGAATGTTTTTCACAAGCGAGGCGCGGTCAGATGTACTTCCTGGGAGAAACTTGCCGGGGTGATTGACCAGAGGATGTGGCTGGCGAATCAGTGAATGAAAATACCTTTGGCCCGCGCTGTGTGATGGGCTATGCAGTTGTGTGTTCCACTACTGCTGGTATCTTGAGGCCGATCCTGCTCGAAGCCTTAGCATTGGAGCGTCTGAATCATTGGGGTCTGGCTGCGGTTCTGTTGATTCGGTAGTGGTGAATCCTTGTGCCGGTGCCCAGTTAGCGCATGTCCATCTGTGTACGCCATCGCGCCACTCTGCTATGCGATCTTGTTGGTCTGCATGTACCTGTTGCTCTGTCTGGTTCACAGTAGGCCGATCTAGCTCAGTAGCAATGTGCTGACGGTTGGTTCGCCTTCTACACCGGATGCTTCGATTTCGTATTGCTGGCCGACTGGCACAACGAACGAAAGCGTGACGGCTTCTTTGGCTGCGCCTTCTGCGCCGGGCGCTACAAGAGCAACTGAGTTGACCTTGACTTTGAGAGCTTTTTTGGCTTCCATCACGGCGCGTACGATCACGAACGCCGCCTTGGTTGCACTAGGTTCTGTAGGGGTCGCAACTTTGACTTTGCTCGTTGCGGCGCTGTATGAGTTAGCGGCACCTACAGGGCTAATCGATGCACCCGCAATGAGTGTTTCGGTCTGCGCTTTTGCTTCTTCAAGAACGTCTTTGTCTGCGGTTGTCTCGTTACCTTCGGTTGCGAAACGATTACGCCAGTTGAACAATGCCATTTTGGTGTTTACCCTCCTCGGGCGATAAGTTTGTCAAACTTTTCTTGATTACATTTTGGATGCGCAGGCTGTGTGTTTGCGTAACAATGTAAACCGCCTTTTGAGATCGGAACTACATGGTCAACATGAAACTTACCGATGATGGCCGTACCGCAGATACCGCAGATTCCTCCGTGCATCTCAAAAACGACATCTCGATCTACGGCCTCTACAAATTGGTTTCGCTTACGGGCTCGATAATTAGCACCGTTTCGCTGCAACGCGACCTGACCGTTGTGAGTCGCGTTGTATCGCTTCTGTTTCTTGATTCGATCATCTTTGTGCTTTCGATAACTCTTAGCCGCCTGTACAGGGATTTGATCTGCGTTATCGACTCGATATTTGTGTCTCGCAGCGATTACCGTCGATTTGGTACGCGGATAGTCAACCAAACGCCTGTACTCAGCATTAGCGGCTTTACAAGGTTCACATCGACAACCTTGCGTGTACATAGATCGAGTTCCATGTTTCATCATAGACCCTTTGCAGAACGAGAGTTGTGGCATCGGTCACAAACGGGAAAAAGCCAGATGATGGCATCTGGATTTGCTACTCCGTTGGCGATTAGCCGTTTTCTGGTTGGCCGGTGATCTGCGATGGTCGCTAGATTCGTGCAGCCGGGTTCAATACAAGTTGGGTTGGTATGGAGCAGGATTGCGCGGTTCTGAAGGAATTCAGCGTCATGGTATCCACGCATCTTCGGCGATGGTCGCTTTCCTGTGTCGCTACAGTTCTCGCACCATTTGGTCTTTGAGATCCTGCCGCATGTAAAGCATGCGAACGCAGTCATCGCTCTTTGTGTTGCACGATGAAGCTGTTTGGCATTTTGCCGTCTTTGACAACTGCCGGATCACACATGCACTCTCTGTCGAGGATGTGGTAGCGCTGTCCGCGCTCTGGCCACTCATGAAGATCAACGATTACGTCTTTGCCTATCTTGGCCATTCCATGTCCTCCTAGTGAATTCCAAGTGCGTCTCGAAGCGGCTGTCGGAGCAAAAGACGATATGCCACGTCGGCGGCTGCGCAAATGACGATTAGCGTTGATGCGACCGGATACCTAGCCGACAGACCCATTTGGTGCCTCTCTTGCGACTTTCATGACGCCCTCTATGAACTCGTCCACAAGCGTCGATATGAGATTACCGTCTGTGGTACCGATTGGCACGATAGAGCCCGGTACAGGTTCGTATCGCATGCGCGGTACAGGTTCGAAGTGATTTGCCCAGTACCAGCCATCTTGTGCGCCGTTGTACGACCAATGGTCATGATCGAAAGCAACTTGGACCTGTGGATAGCCGTACTTGTCGGCAGACACGTCCTTGACGATGGCCTCGTTACCTACGCGGCCGAATCCCTGTGTGAAGGACGGATCGATTCCATCCTTGAGCCGTATGCGCTCATTTGGTTGAAATGGCTGCGTAGGACCAAGCATGATTGATCTCCATGTGTATGCGTTCCTTGTTGTTCTCGGAAAAAGGGGGACATGGGCGCAGGTTACTCATTAGCCCGCGCGACCCGCGCTGTATCGCATCTGCTGCATAGACCGGGCGTATGATTGAGTGATAGGACCGCTGCACCGTGCGCCGCATCGTGAATGTTCTGGTTGTACCGATCTACTTCGAGAAGCGAAGGTTGTACCACCAGCGCGCCGCTCTCCCAGACCTGTAGCGCTTGTACATCTTGTGACATTGTGACTCCCTTGTTTGTTTTTCGGGGGGTTGGTTATGAAGTTATCGGGGCGCAGGTGCTTTTCAGCGTTTTGACGTTTGAGCTAAGCGGACCACGCTTAGACCCCCGTTGATGGAGCTTTCGGGATACGATCCCCTGAGCGCGCACTACGCGCCTCTGAGCCCCGTGTGGCCGACCTCTCATGTCGGCCTGTGGACGCCATACAGTGCTGAGAAGGCACCTGTCGCCCATCCGCTAGGTTCCCGTAGGGAGCCTGCATCTGCAATCCACGAAGGGACTACAGGGGATTTTGAAGTGTTGCTCTTAGCTCACTCCACTACTAAGAGCGGATCGGGCATCTGGCTAAAGGAACTCAAGCCTGGAGTGCCGAAACGTGCGTTGAGCACGATGATTTTGACGACCAGACGAGGGGGAGGAAACCACTGTGGTCATCCAGCCGTCAAACTTTGTTGATCTGCGAATCAGTCTAGCAGACCGCTTACTGTTGAAAGATTTGAGACGCCCCATCCATCCTTAGGAGGCGTCTCGACCGGAGATTGGCAACACCAGATACGTAAATCAGCGTCGTTTGGATGGCCGGTCTATGTGTGACGGTTGAGGTATCTGTGATTCTTACCGTCTATGTTGTTTTGGCGATTTGCGCAAGCCAGTACATCGTTCACATGGTAGGCTCGCAACCTCAGCAAATCACAGACCAAAAGTTCTAGCCGAACTCCGTTGCTAGCGGAACGTCCGGGTGTGCCCGACGATGTTCGATTTCGGCATCGCGCATCTTGACCTGAAGCTTGCGCAAGATCGGATCTAGGAGCCTGGGATCAGAGAAGATCCCGATTGGGTATCGCCATTCGCCGTTTGGGTGCTCGCGCGCTGGCGCGGTTCCGACGCTGGTATGTGGCGTGAATGTGCTAGGTACGATTTTGCTCATTGTGTTCCTCCGCGCTGCCATTTCTGACATCTTACCTATAGTATGGCACTGGACGAACACAAACTGCCTAACTTTCATGGATTCATTTCTTGGTATGTTGGTTGATGCCCGATTGAGTCTTGTTGTTGTTCTGCTCATCCCAGGTAGCCCAGCGACAATTATCCGGTTCGTAGTCTCCATTGTTGTCGATGCGGTCGAGAGTCATTCCCTCTGGCCGCTCGCCCATGTCAGCAAGGAAGTTCTCGAAGTCGTCCCATCGTCCACAGACTTTGATGCCACGTCCACCGTAGCGACCATAGTTGCCATCGCTACGATTGTTGCATCGCTGGCGCATGTTGACCCACGTTCGGTAAAGAGGGTGTTTGCTCGCTCCTCGGCTCATCCCGTGCGTCTTCTTTGCTTCGCTTACACGATCCCGTTTCAGACACCCACATGATCGAGTAGCACCACGGCGTAGGTGGTGGGCCGTCACGATCTTCTTGGTGCCGCAATCGCAGCGGCACAGGTATTGGGTGAATGACTGTTTGCCGCTCTTACGCCTACCGGCGAATTCCTCGACTGTCAAACGGTCAAATCGTGTTCCGGGCTGGATGTGCTTGATGGTTTGTCCCATTACCTATAGTATAGCCAGTTATGTTTGACTACTGCCTAAATTGGTTCAGACCGCGTGTGTGACTGTCTGTGGGTGGGCGTGTAGGTTTGCGGCAAAGTGGAGTCGAAACACGCTCTGCACAAGGAATCGCACAATGGCTTTGACCACTCAATCTCGCGTAGATAGGCGTTACTTTACCTACTGAAGTGACTTTGGCTGACGAGTTTAGGCAGTTCGATACTCCGATGTGTCATAATAGTGTATAGAGCAAAATCGTACGCTCAACAATTGGCGCTCAGGACACTCGCGCACAGTCCCACCGGAACGGACGTACAAGGCATATCCGGAGCGTTGACAGGTTAGCCCTGTCGAGAGTGGTCCAGCTAGCCCTTTAGGGCGGGAGTAATACCTAGTGCGGGACAACAGATGTCCCGCCACTCATGCTGGTGCAACTTGCAAGGACCCTACGAGGTCTGACTTGCGGTTGTGGGGCTCGACAGGTTGAAGGGGCTTAGGAAACCATCATCTTCAACGTCGTATGAACCCTACACTCCCCAAGAGGGATCATGTGAAGGCTACGCAAATGCAGCAAACCAATCGAAAAGACACCAAGGAGGAGGATCAACATAGAAGCAACCAGCGACATCAACACAGTGCTAACGGAGATCGGAAAGCACTGGCAGGCACTTAGCCTGCACTCAGGAGGAGGAACCAGCGTTTACGGGGCATCACAGGGCAAACACCCTGCGGCCACGGGCTCAGCACCTAAGGACTATGGCGATGATGCAGAGTGGATCGTGAAACTACTCATGCGCGTCGAGAAAGTCGTTGCAGGCCGCAGAGCAGTAGCGGAGCGCAGGTCGATCCATCCGATCCGGGACGCGGCAGAAGCCATCAGGAAAAACCCCGAGATCGTTCACGAGGCCGACATCGCAAAGCACATGAAGAAAATCGTGCTTGAGAACCCAGACGTAGAGCCGCGCGAGCTTGCATATCTACTGAACTACGCAGAAGGCACCATTCGTCGTTTCCGCCGAGAGGCAAAACAAGACCCGGCAGCCAAGGAACTCCTACTCAGTGGGACGAGCGCCAGCTTTACGAAGGAGCCCGTCAGTGCTTGATCTTACATTCCAAACATTCGGTCGCCTATGGGTTCTCAATCCGGTGGATGAGCGTACAGCTAGCGGCAAGGTTCGATGGGTGTGTTTGTGCTCATGCGGCAACGAGGTCGTTGCCACCGTAAACCATCTACGCACGGGCAACACGCGAAGTTGTGGTTGTCTCGCAGAAGAGACGAAACGCGCTAACGGCAAAGCCAACGTTGCTCACGGGTATTCCGTGGGAGCCGGACTATTGACATACGAAGTGTGGAGGGCAATGAAGCAACGTTGTACTAACCCCAACGTCCCGAATTGGGCGTATTACGGAGGACGCGGCATCAAAGTCTGTGATCGCTGGCTGATCTCTTTCGAGAACTTCCTAGAAGACATGGGCGAGAAACCCGAAGGGCTCTCAATAGACCGTATCGACAACGAAGGACATTACGAACCCGGCAATTGTCGCTGGGCTACGCAGTTGCAACAACGACAGAACCAACGACGTACAAAGCCAAGTTTCTCACCCAAAGATGCACAAGTCGAGTCCAAATCGACTACTCCGAAAGACCCCCAACATGCAATCACCGCTTGAGCAGCACGCGGATTTCGTCACAGCAGCTATCCATAGAGGAGAGAGCAATTGCTGGATCGCCAAGAATCTGCCCATCACAACCACGTCGTACAGCGTCAAACGTTTCAGAGAGCGCCACCAGCTTGGTTATCCGAGCAAGCAGAACGGCGAACTCACCATCAAAGGAGATGATGCTCAGCTAACGAGCAGACCGTCTAGGAAACTGGATGACCCAGACACAATGCTCCTCGACCGAGGTCTTGATCCTGCCGATTGGTTGATCGAGAACCTGATCGTCAACGAGTGGGACGGACCAAGCAAGGAGCAAGGCACCGTCACCTACTACCAGTGCAAGATCCACCTGAAGCGCAAGCGACCACTGGCACAGATAGTCGCGCCGCGTACAGATGGCTGGAAGGCACCTAAGCCGAAGAAGCCAGCACGCGGCAAGCCACACCTGACGGTAGTCGTTGGGGATCAGCAAGCCCCGTTCCATGATGAGGGGCTACATCGGGTCTTCTGCGCATGGCTGGAAGCCAACGAGCCGGACTTCGGTATCTCGCTCGGCGACACAATCGATCTGCCGACGATCTCACGGCATCGTCTGGACCCAGAGAACACAGCAACGGTCAACGAATGCCTACAGGCCGGATATGACCTTCTCAGGGGCTATCGAGTCGCATCACCCGATACCAAGTGGTCGAAACTCTGCGGCAACCACGATGAGCGTCTAAGGAACATCCTGCTCGATAAGCCATCGGTGCAGCCGTTGTACGGAGTCAAGCGCGCGGATAGTCCTGAGGATGCAGGCGAGCCCGTTCTGACGGTTCCTCACTTGTTGCGCCTAGACGAGCTAGGCATCGACTACGTAGATCCTGAGGGTCCATACGACATGGGGCAGATCGAGATCAGCGAAAACCTAGCGGTTCGTCACGGCTGGATTGCCAAGAAGGGATCGGGCACGAGCGCTCTAGCCACCCTAGAGCACCTTGGCTACTCAGTGATCGTCGGCCACACGCATCGGCAGGGGATCGTCTACCACACGGCTCACGACATTCATGGCGAGCCCGAGGTTTTGACCGGCGTCGAAGCGGGCTGCATGTGCCGAGTCGATCAGAAGAAGACCAACGGCAAGAAGTTCCCTGGATTCACGGTGCTTCCTGATTGGCAGCAGGGATTCGTCACGGTCGTGACCTACCCAGATGGCCAGTTCCGCGTAGAGCCAGCTACCTACGTCAACAAAACGCTTCTGTGGCGTGACCAAAGGTGGCGAGCGTAGTGAACCTCGATTTCCAGCAGAAGTGGCAAGCACTCATCAGCGCGGTAGCCGTGCGCAATGAGGAAACCATCAAACAAAGGAGCAGGACAACATGATCATCACCATCCTCGTAATCGCGGTCGTCTTCTGCGTGCTGGATCTCGTTCGATGCGAACGTGAAGTTCGGCGCACCCAGCAGACGATTCACGATCTACTTCAACACGCCCAGGAGGCATAGAACATGAGAGCAGCTAGGACCGATGAGCGACGTAAAGCGCAAGTTCGGCAAGCTTCAAAACGGCACTATCGCCGAATCAAGGACGCCTTGGCCGACTACAAGATCGAACAAGGGTGTATTCGATGCGGCTATGACAAATGCGCAGCCGCCCTTGACTTTCATCATCGCGATCCTAGCACCAAGCTGTTTGAGTTTGGAGGTCCGAAATTCCTGCGTGCCATTCAAGACATTTGGGACGAGGTAGACAAGTGCGATGTGATTTGCAAGAACTGCCACGCCGAGACACACGAGGAGAAACGACAAATGCAGCGAGTAGACGAAACAGACGACAGAAAGGAAGCAGCATGACCCGAGCAGACGAGATCATCACGCGGCACGAGATTGCCGAACTGCGCGACGCAGGCTACCTGATCGTGCAGAAACCAGAAACCAAAATCAGCACGCTACCCATGAAGGGAACCAGCGTGGTCGTCAAGGGCGACGTTGGTGATCAATCGGTAGAGGGCATGCACATCGTCTCTGAACAACAGGCAATGCTGGCGGAAACTAACCCGATTGCGATGGGCGGTCAGATCGCGACCATGCAGTATCTACAGGGACTCGCGGCGGCTTTGGGGCTTTTGGAGAAAGCGACGGATACTCGTGACTAGCCACAACCAACGAAATCTGGAGACGTACTACATATTTGTGGTTCGCCGTCTCAAGAATAGATGGAAACCACAATCTGAAGGAACGCAGGATGACTCATACATCAACACGGACGGCGCAGCGAAAGCAATGCTCTAGCTGCAAACAACGACGATCAACCAAGCAATTCGATAGGTGCCGCGAAAAGGGCTTCCAGTCGTATTGCAAAGACTGCAAGAAGGAATACCGAGCAACCCACCTGAGCCAGGAAGCGCGGACGCAACTGAAGTACAAGCGGCTCAACCCAGAGAAGATCAAGGCTCACAAAGCCGTCGAAAGAGCACTCGCAAAGGGCTCGCTCGTAAAGCCAAGGCGCTGCGAAGCGTGCGGCAAGGAACGCAAGCTGGAGTCTCATCACAGGGACTACAGCAAACCGCTTGTTGTCGAGTGGCACTGCACGCCATGCCACAAGCAAGACCACCGGGTAACGGCATGAATGCCGACGACTTCAACCATCTAACGCCGGAGTTCATCAAGGCCCTAAAGCTGCCTCTCCTGACTGCGCATCAAGAGGGCGAGCTAGCTAAGGGGATTGAGAGGGGCGACCTGAGAGCAAAGGACAAGCTCATTGAACACAACCTTCGTTTGGTATTGCTGATAGCACAGCGTTGCTACACTGGCGAAGTAGAGCTAGAGGAATTGTGTGGGTGGGGAATCGAAGGCTTGATTCGAGCGGTGGAGAAGTTCGACTATCGCAGAGAAAAGCGATTCAGCACCATCGCCTTCATCTGGATCAGGTCAACCATCGAACGACAAAGGAAAGAACGCGGGAGCCTGATCCGGGTTCCTGAACAACACATCATCCAATACACCACGCTTGAGGAGTGGAACGAAACCGTCAGCGACGAGACGATGAGCCAAGACCCGGCTGTCATCTACGAAGAAGAACACGCATATGAAGGCGTAGACGTGGAAGCTCTTCTAAGCAGGCTGCCGGAACGCAATCGGCTTGTGGTGGAACTGCTCTCAGATGGGATCAAAGGACCGAAACGGACAGGCATTGAAGTAGCCAAAGGAATGGATATGAGCGAGAACGCAGTCTGGAAAATGTACCGAGCATCGTTGGACAAAATGAGGTCGATGGCGATTGCCACGAACATGGTGAGCGTATGACCAGCGCGACTCACATAAGGGCATTCTCGCCTGGCGGCAATCCGATTACCAAAGTGGGCAAGTACACGATCCCATTTCGCCAACTGTTCATGTGCCAACACTGCTTCAAAGGCACGTACACCCCGCGCTACTTCAAGGGCGGCATCCTTGAGGGCGATGCTATCTGTGATGTCTGCGTGCCTGGGCTTCGATCTGAACTTGGCGAGGAAGCCATGTGGGTCAAACCAAAGGACGTGGATGTCAAAGAGCTTAGTCAGGAGGAAAAGCAGACAAGGACCGCGAGCAAGGCGAAGAGTCTCAAGTGGGCGGACAAACGGCGCAAAGAGAAGGCACAGCTAGCAAAAGAACGGAAGGCGCGAGCCGAGTTCAAAGCGGCTGAGAAAGCTAGGAAAGCTGCGACGGTCAAGAAAGCTGCGCAACGCAAACGAGCAAAGGCTGTCAAGGCTGCGGTCGCGCCTGTGGTCATCGAGGGCGAGAAGACGTGCGTGGACTGCAAAGTCGAGAAGCCTTTCAATCAGTTTCACAGCCGAACTTACAGTAGCGGCACTGTCGGTCGTCAAGCATCCTGCAAGGAATGCAAGAAGGCGAAAAGCGCAGCCGCGTGGGCCGATCCCACAAAGCAGGCGGTCAAACGAGCCAACAAAAAAGCTTGGCTCGCCAAACGAACAAAGGAACAGTCACATGGATAAGCAAGAAGCAACATACTACAAGAAGGAGCTTCATCGGCTACGGAATGCCACGCATCTGTATGCCGACCTCGTGCGGAGCATGCTCCGCAATAGCTTGAGGAAGGTGGCATAAACGATGAACGAACTAGCAATACTACTTCAAACACCCGATCTCGCGGAGCAGCTTGGCGTCGATAGGGTGCGGACCTCAACCGAGGCAACGATCAAGCTTGGTGATGGCGAGTACCTAAGCGCTTTTCAAAACGACCTCACCTTGGTCGTTGCAACAGCGACTATCGACGGAAAGAAGGCAACGACAACGCTACCGATTGGAAACGAGACTTTGAATGATCCCGAGGCCACTTTTGAATTCGAGGGCAGCACGACAGCCCTTGGTTGGCTCAAGGGCCTAATCGCTGGTGGGCTGGCTAGCGCGGTGGACAATGCTACCCCCTAGCCTGCAAACGGCGTTGGTGATCGGGGGTCCTCTCAACGGACAAGAGGTCCGCGTGGGGGCTCCCGAGTTCACTGAGGGCGACGCACGATATGAGCTACAGAACGCTAACGGTCGTTGGTGCTACGTCATTGACGACGGCACCGTACCGGCTGACGTAGAAGACGCAGTAAACAAAACCATCGAAAACGAGGAGGTATGAAGAACCGAACAAACATAATCAGCGAGGCCGTAGGTCCGCATTGCGGTATCGACTCTGACTTCGTAACAGAGCACATCATCAATAAGTTGCGTGACGCGAGCTATCGTATCTTCAGCAAACACCAATTCGAGATCGCTCGCGATAGCGGACTTGACCCATTCGTGGATAGCGAGACGCTTGTGACCGCCGAGCACACGATTCCAGACCGTTCGGTTGGTGAGCTTCAGTCATGAGCGAGCGGGACACGATGGGAGACAAGGAGACTCAATGAGTGACAAACAAGAGCAAATCGACACACTGGCCAAGCGTACGGCCAAAGAATTCAAGACGGGCAACGTAGATCCAGAGGACGTGTATCGCAACCTGATCACAGACGTACTCGCGTTGGCGAAACCGGCAGGCGGACGGCCAAAAAAGGAGACTGGTGAGCCCTCAACGAAATCAGGGCCAGCCCCGAAGGACCAGCCCTGATCAACTGCACCCTATCTGTGGGGATGAGTGCGTCTCGACGCTACCAATGAGCGTCCGCGAAGTCTCCCTCTGTTTCTGATTCGCCCGATTCTAGAGCCGTTTTCAGGCCGTACCATGTTTGCTTGACAAACAGGGCTGTCAGGAGGACAATCTTGGTACCGGATCAACCAAGGTTTCTACAATGGGAGGCAAGCATGGACGCTATAGGCATCATTCGAGTCAGCCGCGTTGGAGGACGGAAGCGCGTCGAGACGGTCATTTTGATACTCCCGTAGGTTCCGGAACGGGTACCCCAGAAGCAGTTGTCGCAGCTTCAAGCGCCTTGCAATTGAGAGGCTTGAGCCTCCAACCAGAAATGGTGCGTTTAGATTCGATACGATTTGCGTTGATCGCACCGCACCAAGTACCGACATTGGATGTTCGGTTTGCCAGATTGGCCTTTGTGATCGTTGCGACCTGAGTGGCCAACGTGCCTTGAGCCGTAGCCTCCGTTTCAATACGCCCGGATTGGGCCGTAAGAGCCGAGAAGCCGTAGCCCACCAACAATGCGCTAATGATAACGCTGGCAATGATGAATGTCCTAAAGCGTTGGGTCGTCATTGCCGATCCTTAGTGGATGCTGAGTGCGACTTGGAGGATGACGCCGAGTGCCCCGCATGCGAAGGTCCAGGCGACGGTGTTGGGCCATCTGTGGACGGCCTTGTGCCATCGGGGTGCTCTTCGTTCTCGGAGTAGCTTTCCGGGAACTGCACCCCCAAAAGCATCATGATGACTCGTGCGAATGTGCTCGGACGGCCCGATTTGCCATCTCCTCGCAAAGCCGGAATCGACCCCAACAGGAAGATGATGAGGAAGATCAAGATGGGTTGCGCTGTTGCCACCAAGAAAACTTGGTCCACGAAGATCGCCAGTGCGAGACTGCCCAAGAAGAGGTTTCGAAACAGGCTTGTTAGTTTGGCCCTGGTTTGTTGCTTCATTCATTGCTGCCAGTTCTTTCGTTGTGGTTTAGGGTCTACTGCCGTCGCCCTGGTAGCTTCCGCGTAGCGCCGATGCGATCAAGTTCTGTGAGTCGTAGGACGTGCGCCTGATCAAGCGCTTGAAAGCTTCTTCCTGCTTATCCGGGATGCCCGTGGCCTCTACGACCTCAAAAAGCTTGCCACGCATGCGGTTTAGCTCCGAGTTGAGAATGTCTAGGGCGCGTTCCTCGTTGTGAGTCATTGGGATTCTGCCTTCGGTGGATGAAAGTTTGGTTGCAAGTTGGTGCGTGCATAGTGTTCTTTGCACGCATCTGTGCTATAGTATGTAGAAGATCAAATCAATTGAAAGGAAGCAGGATGTTCAAGGACAAGGACACGGAGGAGTACACACACGAGCAGTACTTCCAGAAAGCCGCTAAGCAGGGCGGCAACGTAACGGAGAAGAACACGCTTCGCAGCGCAGACGCGCTTTGCGCCATCTATCTCCTCTTGGAGGAAAGACTGCCGAAGCCGGTGGCGGATGTTGCTACGGCGGTCCAGTCATGAGCGCCGTCATCACTAAGAACATCAGGGTCCGTTTGACCGAGGCCGAGTGGACCGACATACGAGTCATGGCTGCTCACTACGACGAATCGGTTACGTCGCTGATCAACTCGTTGGTCAGAGAGCCACTAGCAAGGAACAAGATCAAGATCGAGGAGGGGCAATGAAGCGTCTATCCACATGCCTGATCGCTACGGTCCTGCTGGCCACTCCTGCTACGGCTGTTGCTCAGTCGAGCCACCAGTACGCATTGAAGCCCCATCATCACTGCGCGGCACATTATGTCGAGAGGCATAAGCGCGTGAAGGTCAAGAAGCACGGTCGCTTCGTACACAAGACCAAGACCTTCTGTGTCCGCGTGCCGGTCAAGAAGGTTGCGCCGAAGGCTACGGTGCCAGCGGTCGTTCCTTCGAGCCCCGCTGTCGTCACTCCTGCGGCCTCTGTGGCTCCGTCTGCGCCCGTTACGGTGCTGAGGGCTCACATTGACCCTAGCTTCACGCAGAACCCGGAAAACGGGCTGGAAGTGAGCTACAGCTACAGCGCGAGTGCTCAGACGATTACTGATCAGGTCGCCGTGGAAGCTCCGAGCTTGCCCAACGGCGTGTTGCTCCTCTACAACCAGGGCGTCTTGGCTTGCTCCATGAACGTCGGAGGCAACGAAACGGGCGGCGAATGCGCCGTCTCGTATCCCCACTTCGGTACGTACAACGTCGAAGTCATCTACGTCTCTGGCGAAAGCTCAGCTACCAGCGGTCCTGAAACCGAGACGATTGCGCCAACCACGTTCGAAACCGAAACGGTTGAACGGCATGAACGCGAACAGCGCGAAGCCAAAGAACGGGTCGAACATGAAGAACAGCAGGCCCACGAAAAACACGAACAGGAAGAACGTGAAGCTCACGAACAGCACGAACTCGAACTTCACGAAAAGATCACGACGGCCCAAGCCACTGCGACGCAACTCAAGACCGAAATCTCTAACGACGAAGCATCCTTGCAGTCGGTACAGGTTGAAGACGAAACCCATTACCACGAAACGGTATCGATCTTCGAAGAAGCGCAAAGCCTCGGAGATTGGAATCTCAACAGCAGCAATTGTCAGACCTTTCAACCCGAAAGGTGCGTCCAGTTTCACGAAGAATACGAACATGCCAACGCAGAATGGAAAGCTTCCAACGCAGAATACGCAGCGCTTAGGGAAACGTTGGTAACGCTCAACGCTGAACTCGCTAGCGTCGAAAGCGAAATAGCGACTCTGGAATCCGAAGAGGACTAGGCGCTACGTCTTGATCCAGACGTTGCACGTCTCATACGGCTGAATGTTCGTGTGAGACGTGCTTCCACCTTCGTTGCTCGTGCTAACGCCCGTTGAGGCGGAGTTCACAGCGATATTGGTTTTTGAATAACCAACACCAACAAAGCCGTTATTGTAGCCTTCGTGGCCAAGGGACCCCGTCTGTCCGCCGTTGCCACCACCTACATACGAGATGGTTTGTTCCAAGCCGTGGTTGTGTGTAGGATCGGTCACACCATGAGCGTGACCTGGGTCTACGACCGGGTGTTTGTGGGCCGGAATCTGAGAAAGCGTCAGCGTGACCGTTGATGCTCCACCTTTTTCACCGCGTTTGAAACCAGAAGCAGACCCCACGCCGACAGGTACTCGTTCCGTGAAGTTCGGCACATTGAAGGTAGTGGATTTGTCGCCTTCTCCGTAGGTGGTTCCGATATTGGTGAATAGCGCAGCGTAGGTTACCCGAGATACGGCCTGCCCTTCGCACGCCAACCATCCAGACGGAGGGGCCGCGCGTGCTGACCACTTGAGATCCCCTGGTTCCAGGAATTTATCAAGCTGTTCGGCAAGCCTTTTGAGGTCGGCCGTTACGATAGGGGCGTTACCCGTTTCCGGTGTTTCCAGCCCTAGATTTGGGGTTTTTGAATATGCTATAAGTCATCACCCTTTCAAGGTGTTGTCTGGGCTCGTTATTACGCCCCAGGTTCCAGTTCCAAGGCGGCGTAGGTTGAACGTCCTGCGCCTTCTTCGTTGAGTTTGTACGTTGCCTTAGCGGCTTCGTATTCTGCATACGTTCCGGTTGTCACCAAGGTCCACTGAAGGCCAGCAGGCTTGACGTAGTTGACGAAGTTCTGTAGGTTTGTAATCCCCTGAAGGTTCACGGCGACTACCTTGACGCCGGTTTCGGTGATCGTTGAGTTTTCGCTGATTTCAAGTTCTGTGGCACTGAGGATTTCTTTGATGGTGGCTTCAGGTTTGAACCCCAAGCAAACGATTTTCTCGCCCTTTTCCATACCCGCTGTTTCGGTCAGCTTGATCTTGTTTTCTCCGCTTTTGACGTTGCCTTTGGTAACGACAGAGCCGAGTACGAATTCTCCTCGTGTGACTATCAGGAAGTGGTATCCATCTTCTTCAAAGTTGGAGTTCTTGCGCTCTTCTAGCCTTGGAACAGCGCCCACCTTCATTCCTCGTTTAGCCGCCATCAGAATCGATGTGGCTGTGCCGCGAGAGAACCCTTGCTCTTCCGCGATCAGCACCAGGTCTTCTGGGTTGGTCAGACCTTCTGGTGTCGTAACGCCCACGAACTGCCCAAGGTACTGGGGGTTGAACTGAGCAGGGAAAGTCCTCGGGTTGAGGATAGACCCCCACCCTGGATCGGGAATGCACGCTTCTTCTTCTGCTAGCGACGCGAAGGGAGCACCTGTCCATTCCGAAGGTTGTACTTCGCTGTCCTCCAGAACGGTGGACAGAGGATCGAACATCGTACCGATAGCCTCGTTGTAGAGTTCGGCGTCAGGGTTCATCCACGGCTTTAGGGCCGGGATGATATGCTCGGTAGCGAACCCCATTATGCCTCCTCAAGGACGACTGTACCTGACAGGTTGGAAATCGTGAAGACAATCGCCGCTTCAGTTTTGGTAGCCGGTGCAGAGATTTTGAGTTCTTTTTCTTTGATTTCAGTGACGTATGTGTTGGCCGGAATACCCGTTCCCTTGATGAACATACCTATCTTGATGCCAGCTTCTTCCATTGCGAGTTGCGTCAAGGTAAGTGATTTGAGAATTTCGGAAGATTCCGTTTTACCTTCAACCGTTGTCGTCACAACTGCGGCAGGGAGCGGGGCTGGGCCGACAAGCACGACAGAGCCGATACCTTCGGAGGCGCTTTTCACAGGTGTGATCGCCTTGTTGGAAGAGATTTCCAGAGCAGAACAGTAATCGACTCCCGGTACGTTCTCGATGATACCGATCACCTTGTTGTAACGAACGATTCTGTCGTTGAGCCAAGAGATCGTTGTCTGGAACGCTGTCGGTGCTCCCCACTTACCTGGGCTCAGGAAGTTAGACAGGGCTGTATCGATGGCGGTTTTTACGAAGGTCGAGTTGTATTCGGGCAAGACTTGAACGGTGTAGTTGACGTTGACCATAGTCTCGGTAGGAGATTCGACGTTGATGACAAAGTTGATCTCGCGGAAACCGTTGTAGTTGGTTCCGAGAATTGATTTGTGAGTCGTTTCGCTACCAGACAGGTAGGTATCAATAGCTTCGCGTTCTTCTGCCGATACAGTTGCGCCTTCCTTGCCGAGGACCCAGATCGTGATCGTTCGCTGGTTGTGATACTTGCCAATGAGTTTCATTTTCTCTCTGGCGTGAAGTACTCCAGCGGGACCGGAGAGCGTCAGGACTTTGGTGCCCGAGTTGTAGGCCGTGATCGTAGTGCCGGGCGGAATGGATTTAGCTTCATCTTCGATTTCAGCACCGATTGCTTCTTCTTCGGTGTAACCCGTAAGCGTGACTTCCTGAACCAGGCTCAATTCTCCGGCTTTTATCGTGCCTTCGAATTCTTTGGTCGCCGGGTTGTATCCGTCAATGGCTACCGCGCGTTCGATCTCTAGGAAGGTGCCAGCCGTCACGGGGCTCGGGAGGTCTGCCGTTAGGACGAAGTTCGCATAGTCCAGAGCCGTGATTGGACGAGGAGCCTGTAGGGTCAGGTAGTTGGCTAGACGGTTGACGTATTCAATAGCCGTTTCAGCATTTGACCCACCAGAAGAGGTACCCAAGGCTTCGACCTTTTCGATGTTCGTCACACCACTAACGAGTTCTGTGCCGCCAGGGCTTAGGTTGCTTACGCCATTGGATTCTGCGCCGATTTCGGTAGCCACGCATTTGACGATCACGTTCTGGATACCATGAGGAATGGCGCTTTCGAACTGTGTTTCAAACCCTACGCCGCCAATGTTGACGAATGTTCCCTTGGGAATCGGGTAAGGGCCGTTTGTGTTGGTCGATTCAAAGAAGACGCTGACCTCGGCATAAGCTCCAGGGTTATACGGGAGTTTTATTAGCTGTGTGCCATAGTTTGCGAAGATGAGCAACGGGACTTCGCCAGCCGCGTCGGCGAGAGCGCCAGCCATCGGCGCGATAGCTTCTATCTCGATGACCTCAAGGTTTCCGGAGTTAGGGGTATAGCCTTCGATGTTGCTAGTCAAGAACGACAGCGCATCTGTAGCTAGTCCTTGCTCGTTGGTGGTGATTCCTAGATCAATGAAATTAGAAATTTGAATCAGTCCTTTCAATACGGTCGTGCTTTCGGGTGTCATCTACAGCGTGCGCCATCGTTAGCCTTCGGTCTGTGGGTTGAAGATTCTTACTGAGAGCTTGCGTTCTTGTTCGTTGTTGTTGAGAACCCGTTCGATGATTTCATCTTCTGCTCTGGGCTCCCATTTGGTGATCTCATATTGGACGCCGCTCACGTCCAACGGAGCGTTCTGAAACTCCATCTCGGGCACACCGAACTTAGGTAGATCCTCGCGGAATCCGAGAGGACACTGAACGATGTTGTATACGCAAGCCTCGATCTCCTCTGGCTCGTTCTGTTCTACGACAGCCGCTCCAGACTTGGAAATCGAAAAGGGTGCAGCGAAGTGAGGGGTTTCTACAAAGGCCATGGTGTTGGCTCCTAAATCTTGATCATCCAGTGGACGGCGAGGTACGGCGGCATGTTGTTGTGAGCTTCTGATTTTCCGGCTTTTTTGAGAAGGGCTTTACCGGCTGCCGTTTTCAGAACGTCAAGGACTTTCACTCCTGCCGTTCCCCACAGCTTCGTGCCTGCGCCTTCGCCATCCTTTACGAAGTTACCTGCGCCTTCTGGCGTATGCGTGTGGCCTTCGTCTACGTGAGTGTGTTCCGGCATCTGGCCTTCGGTCAATTCGACCGTTTCTTCTCCGCCTTTGGCACCAAGCGCATGAGTACCTACACCGATCAAAGACCTGTTTTTGGCATCCGGCAGATTGAAGGTGGTTGCTTTATCCCCTTCGCCATAGACGACGCCAATGGCCGTAAAGAGCGCTGCGTACGTTGTACGAGATACAGCTTGGCCTTCGCATAGAAGGTATCCAGTAGGAGCCGCTGCTGCCGCTGTGATGACCATGCTTCCGCTCGGTATGCTGCTTACCGAAGCCATTGAGGCCACATAGATGATGTAACCGACACGACTGGCATCAAAACCAATCAGGCAGTCTTCACCAACTGATGGTTTGGTCACATATTCCAACGGGCCGACCTGAACGCTCGACACATATGGCGCAGCAAGAGTGGCGAAGACTTCGGTCCCCTTGATCTGGGAAATCTTGCCTCGCACGATCTTTTCGTCAGCGGCCTTTTTGACCGGACCTGGATGTGATACTGTATTACCAAGCAACAAACGTGGATCAGGCATATTAGCCTCCTAGCCGCATTTCCCCAGCTTCTTGTTCAGCTTGGGGGTTTCCGCCCTGTGATGTGGTGACTTCGGCCTGGTGGACATTTTCGTGAACGGCAGCAGAGTCAATGAAGTCCCAGTATCCGAGCAAGCCGGAGTAGACCGAGATGTCCTGTATCGTGGGATCGCCCTGGTGTCCCATCGATACGCATTTGCCGTTGCCGATGTAGATAACGACGTGGGCTCCGTTGAGAACGAATGCGAGATCGCCAGGCTGAGGGTGAGATGTCTTGTAGCCGTGCTGCATCATGCTGTAGGTGTTGCCACCGACGTAGCCGGGTGCGTTCGGGTCCGGTGCTCCACATTCCTTGTAGACCATCATGCAGAAGCCTGAGCAGTCCAACTGGATGTGAGTAAGCGGAGGTTCGATGTTGAACAGGCTCATGTCCTTGAAGTTGCGGCTTCCCGACTCTGTGTATTCGTAGAGGCTCTTTTCCTTCTCAAGGCGAGCCGCGTAAACGGCGTTCGCAACGATCTTGTTGCGGAGTTTCGCGTTGCCGCCTCCAGCCTTAGCCGCGCCCGCCTTTTCAGCTTCATCTCCAGAGCCGCTCGCCGCAGCAGGACTTTCAGTGTTGGTGTTGATGATTTCCTTACCCAAAGGCTCGTCTAGAGGAGCAGGAAGACTAGTGGTGCCCGGAATCGCAAGAGTACAAGCCGTGTACGTGTTGAAGAGCGAACGGGTGGTATTGATAACGACCCATCGTCCGTTGTATTGCCCCGTGCTCCACGGACCACAACCGTTGGGGTCTGTGAGCATGATGACATCCCCGGCGCATATGAAGTTGGGAGAACATATGATGTCGATCGAGCATTCTGTAGATACTCCACCAACAGCGCCTTCGGTTGATGACTTGTGATTCGATGATCCAGTGTTCCCGGTTCCGCCATAGTCAAACATGAAGTTGGAGACGAGTCCCATCTCTTCATGGTGATTCTTGTCGTAAGTACGCTGACCAGTGCTCGGATCAACTTTGGCGTTCGTCACCATCCTGTTTTCCACAACGTCGATGACACACAGCGGCATCGCTGTGATCAATTCGTACGAGTTCATGTAGTAGCAAATGTTGCCTTCAAACCACAGGAGCCAATCGACTTCCTGAGCCGTCTTTTGAAGTCCGGTCCAGAAGTCTTCTTCCTCTTTGATTTCGAATTCGGCTTCTTCGTAAGATTTTGTCCCGGTCGTACCGCCTTTACTAGCGCTGGTTCCAGTAGAAGAACCACCATAGTTGACAACGATCGCTTGAGCCTCTTTGAGGTTGTTTTCCGAGTTCGGGTAAGCGCCACCGGACTCAACGGTTTCAGCGATCTTGATAGGGTCAGTCATGCCACCTTTTTCAAGCGCGAGGGCTCCTCCGCCGCCCTGGAAAGGGGTTGTTCCTCTGAAGAACTTGGTCGCCTGCTCGACAGTGTTCCATTGTGGTTCTTCGTTGCCCTGTAGAACGCCGTAGTGAAGCGTTCCTCCGCCCAACGTAGGGCCTATATCAGCCCCCATGGCAGACTCGCCAATAGCAGCGAACACAACGGCTTCGTGACCAACTTGTCCAGCGCCTACTTTTTGTGCCGTGTCGAGGAGTTCGTTAGCGACCTTTTCCTGTTGCGGACTGATTTTAGCGGTCTTCACGGTGAGGTTCTTGGCCTGCTGACTATGTTTGTTCTTCACTACCGTATTGAGCGAAGCCGGAGCACCAATAGTGTTGTTCTTGATTGTCCCCTTGGATTCTTTGAATACCGTAACGGATTTGCCCGCATGAGCGGCCATCTGAGAAGATGGCGAGATGCCCTTGTGCTTTTTTTCGTGTCGTGCTTTCGCATTGACTTTTTGAATTTCTACGCCAATGGGCTGTATGACTTCCAGCGCGGGAGAGATGAAGGGGACATGAGCATCCCCCTTGACAGAGTGCATTTGGGCCTTGATGAACTCGGCCCGCGTCATATGAGCCCCGCGCTTAGCGTGAGCATTACGATACGTTTCACGCAAGAGCACAGCGCCAAGCGTCTGAAATTCCATCGTTAGGTTGGGCTGACTTAGGTCCGTCGTTCCCGTAATATCCGTCAAACGGTATGAAACGCCATCTAGTTCCAAGTCGATCGTGGGAAGGGTTCCGGAATGTGTCGCGCAAAAGAGCCCATTCGTAACGAGTTGCAAATTCGGGTCAGATATTGCGAGCTTGAGACAGTTAGCCCCCACCACTTGCGTTTCGATCTGAACGTCTGTGATAATGGCGGCCAGGTTATCTTGAGCTTCTACGATTTCTGTGCCGCGTCGCAGCCTTGTAGCAAAAAGCGCCGGGACGAGCAAGGGTTCTGTGGAAACTGCTTTGGGAGGAGCGGACTTAGGCTTTGACATTGCATTACCCCGGAATCTGTATTTTGGCCTTGGCCTTTATCGGACTTTTGATTGTTCGGATACTCAGTCCGTGCTTACCGCTGTTGTAATCTTTGATCGCCTTTGCTTCTTTCTTAGCGGATTCGCCCGACTTTTTCAAGACATTTTTGGCGATCTTGAGGCAAGTGTTGTTGCCTTTCGCGGGAACCGAGTATGGACGCCACTTGCGAGAAAGAGGTACGGATACCAAAGGCGCGATAGGGGTGTAATAGGCGTCCCCATGAGCCTGCGTCAAAGTAACTGTCACCTTCTGCCTCTGACGATTACCCTGGCTATCGCGAATAGACTCTTCCCACGCCAATCCAGTGATGATCCAAATGATTTCTCGGTACGCCGAAGGAATGATCCCCGCTGGACTACCATCGACTTCAATGCCGGGGGGCTTTCGTTCAGCATCAACGGCGGGAAGAATACCCGAGGTCTTTGCCTTTGGTTCTTGTCCAGCAACAGAGTGTCCTTGACCCGTCATCCATTCAAGAACGTTGATGTCATCCTCAACCTGGGTTGTAGACGTATTGCCGAAATTGTCAAAAATGAGCCCGAGCGTGGCCACAAGGGGATCAAATCCCGCGAAGACGGTAATACCCAGACGTTGAGGAACGTCAACAACGTTGATCTTGCTGTAGCCCGATGTAACAGTGAATTGGCCAGTCTGAGCTAGCGTTGTGAATTCGATTGTTGCAGGACCCGAACCTACGACGACTGCAAAGTGAACTGTGCCTATTGCCATTATCGTTGCCTCGCCTTCACAAGAGCATATCGAGTGGTTGACTCAGATATTACGCGGCTATCAACCTTGTTGATGATCTGAATAGGCACGTACTCCTGTCCACCACCACTACCAACGGGGTTGGTCTGGTTTGTTCCGTTCATTGCGTTGAGCGTTCCAACACCAAGAGACTGTACAGCCTGCTTGCGCACGACGAACTCGCCCGGCGTAAGCATGGCTGGAATACTGTCAGACGAGCCGTAGCCGGGCACCACGCCCCCAGAAGCGAATGCGGGTACCAGTCCGCCAGCATTCAGACCGATTGACCCGAGAGCGCCTGTAACGAGGCTGACGCCAGGGATTTTCCTGAGGATGCTGCCAAGCGCGTGCGGCAGTTTCATGAAGGCGTTGACGATTTTGCCAGGGATGCTCTCAAGGAACTTCAGGACGTTGTTGAACGCCGTCTCGATCCAGTTGACGATCCCGTCGAAGATCCCGATGATCGTCTTTTTGAACTTGAAGAAGACCTGGATCGGCCAGGTGAACGGGAATGTGATGATCTCGACCAGTTTTAGCCAGTTCGTTTTGATCCAGTTGATCGCACTATGGATAACGCCGACCACGACATGGAAAACTTCCTTGACAACCTGCTCGATCTGCTTCCAGTGTTTGATGACCTCAACGATCAAGACCACTACGGCGATGATGCCAAGCCCGATGGCTCCCCACGCGGCTAGCGAAGTCTCCGCGCTGATCTCGTCCAGAGCAATTTGGATCGCTTTGAGCGCGTTGTAGGCCGATAGAGCGGCGCTCATAAGCCAGATGGCAGCGGCCACCGAACCAAGAATCACCAGCACTTCCTTATGCTTACCAAGCCATCCAAAAGCGCCAACAATGAGTTTGAATACCTTGGTGACGGCGGGAAGAAGAGCCGTTCCCAGAGTCCTCGCAGTGTTCTCAACGGAGTGCTTGAGGTCTTCCCACATGCCCTTGAGAGTGTGGGCGTAACGGTTTGCGCCACCACGGCCTTTCTGCTGGATTTTGGCAATAGCGCCTTCACCAGTAGCGAGCTTGTCAAGGCGGCTGGCTTCTTGACGCTGATGTTCGAAGGATTTCTTTTCGGTTTCACTCATCACCTGGCCGTTTTCTTTGAGGACTTTCTTGCGTTCAGATTCCGCTTCAGTAACCCGCTTGGTGTGTTCGGTGACTTTCGGAATGTACCCGATTTCTTTTTCAAGCCTGCCGATCTTGCCCGACTGGGCCATCTGGACCATCTGCAAAGACTTCGCGTATGGGATGTTCTGCGCACGCGCAAAGTTCACCGCAGTCGCGTTGTCTCGAATAGCCTTCGCCCGGCTCTTTGTCTCGGAAATGAATTTGGCGATGCCCGTGAGTTCTTCTTCGGCACCGAATCCACCGTGAGCCGAAGACTTCTCTGCGATGCCGCCAATTTCGTTGGCTGCGTTCTTGCTCCATTGGTGGCTGTTCTTCAGACTCGTGGTCAACGATGCAAGCTGGGCCTGCCACTTGACGCCCGCTTGGATCGTCTCTCCAACGGCACCTACTACAACGGCTGCTCCGCCAACGGCAAAGGCGGTAGCGGCCTTGTTGAGTTTGTTGTAGCCGTCTGAATGTTTCTTGATTTTCTTGGCTGCCCGGCCGGATTCCTCGCCAGCGCCCTTAGCGGCCTTGCCCACGCTCTTGAGTTGGCGAATACTAGCCTCGCCGTTCTCTACACGTACCTCAATCAACATTCGTGAAACGTCATCGGCCATCGGGCTAGTCCTTCAGTAGGTATTCGGCGGCAGCGATCAATAGGTCTGGGTCATCACGGAATTTGCCAAGCCCCGTGTTGCACTCGCCGCAGAGCAAGCCCCGAACCGCACTGGTTAGGTGGTCATGGTCTACGTGTAGGTACTTCTCTTTGCCCTTCCCCTTTGGGGGTTTCTGGCAGATCGCGCATACGCCGCCCTGAGCCTTCAGGATTGCGTTGTACCGCTCTGGCCGAAGACGGTAGAAGTGCCACAGATTCGCGGCTCGTACCTTGTCTTCGTTCGTGGCGTTCCAAGAGGCTTTCTGACTGGCCATAGTCGCCCTGTTTCTGGCGTAGTAAGCGCGTTTGTATCGCGTGTCTGCTGCACTTGCGGTACTCATTGGACTTACTCCTTAGATTCCTCTTGCCGTTCGATTACTACCTCCATCCACGCCTTGGTGAACATGAACCAGCAAGGGTCGTGCTCTTCGTAGATGCGATCCGGGTTGATTCCGAATTCCGCGAAAGAGGCAGCCAACTGAGCTAGATGCTCGTGACTGCCTCGGATTCCCCCGCTAGCTCTTCATCAACCTTCTCGTTGACTGGCTTGCCGCCCTCTTTGTACGCTGCTGCGTGTACGACAAGGAATTCCTCCATGCCGGAGTAGATAGCCAACAGGGCCTTGCGGGCTGTGTTGATGTTGGGGTCATCGATGCCGAAGTACTCCTTGGCAAAGGCAACGCCCCAGCGGCCCATATCGACCTCATTGCCGTCCTCGTCCTTCGAGAACAAACGAACGCAAGCGGTAACCAACGAATCGGCTGCCGTGTAGAGCACCTGATCGTAAGTCTCCTGGTTCTGGTGGCGCTCGCCGATTGCGATGTTCTCCTTCAGCGCGAGCGGTCGATACTCTCCGAAGAGGTTGTCGAATCCGTCTACAGGAAGCTCAAAAGCGTCCCTTTTCTGCAAAGAAGCACGCCGAGCTTGAAGTTGGCTCTTGAGAGAACCATCTTGAACTGGCGTGCTTGGTACGGCTGTGTCTGCTGCAATTGATACGTCCGACATTACATTCTCCTTGTTACATTACGGGGTTTGTGGTATACTACAATCATGAACTGCTCAATTGTCGGCTGTCCAAAACCCATTCATTGTCGCGGATTGTGCTTTACGCATTACCAGCGACTACGCCGGGGTGATTTGAAAGCCGACCAAAAGATTGGTAAGGCTGGTAGACCCACGAAACATGGACACGCCCGTCACGGGCGCTCGCCCACATATCGTTCGTGGAAGTCTATGATTCAACGTTGCACGAATTCAAACGATCCATTTTGGGATGGTTATGGTGGACGTGGGATCGAGATTTGTGAATCGTGGTTCAAGTTTGAGAACTTCCTTGCCGACATGAACGAACGGCCAAAAGACCTAACGCTCGACCGCATCGACAACGATGGAAACTATGAACCGGGCAACTGTCGTTGGGCTACACGATCACAGCAACAACGCAACCAACGACGTACCAAAAACCAAGGCTTAGAGACGCAGGGAGTGACCCCTGCGCCCCGCTAAGCGGATTTGGTTGGTCCTTAGACCTGGATGCCCTGGTCTGGTGTAAAGACCAGCGAGAGCATCGTTTTAGCGCTTGAGTTTGAGTCGCGCTTTGGAACCGTGACGGTCTTGATGATGCCTTCCCACTGGAGGTTGCCCTCGGCCTGGGGATTACCATCGCCATCGCGCGGTTCGACTTTCGCCACGATCCAACCCCTACCTGCGGAGTTGAACAGAGGCAAGACCCACGGGGCGCTTCCGTCGCCGTAGGGAACTTCTGCCGTTACATCGGCTGGGGTCACGATACCCCCGATGACTTTCGCCCCTTCCATGTTGCCAGGACGGACGAACTCGGTAGCACCCTCAGCGTGTCCACCGTCAATGACGGCGAACTGCTGGGTCAAGAAGATCGGTTTCGTTTTCGCCGCATCTTCATAGGCTGATACCTGGATTAGTGCTGTCTCCTCGCGGAAGTACAGTGTGTTAGGATTCGCCATTGACATTACTCCTTAGACGATTTGGTTGGTTGTTAGATACTTCGATGCCGCCGACAACCAATCCGGGTTATCTTGAAACATTCCAAGCCCTTTGTTGCAGTCGGTACATAGCAGACCGCGAATAAGGCCGGTCTTATGATCGTGGTCAACGTGTAGATTCTCTTCACGTTCCTGACCACAAATGGCACACACTTGTGCCTGCTCCATGAACATGATCTCATATGTCTCTAGATCAATTCCATGAAGTTTCTTCAGGTTATAACTACGTTGCTTGGCGGGATTCTCTTGCAACCACTTCTTGTGTTTGTCGTATAGACGAACCTTGTGCTTTTGCCAGTAACGTTTGTTGATTTCACTCTTGGTCTGCGGCATACCTATACCACTTGGTTTGTGGGTACGGAAACGAGTTCAATCTGAACGAACGACACATATGGCGAGTACCGAACTTCCACGATTGCCTTGAGTTCCTGTTTTGCGATGGTCGTCGGTGTATTCACTGTCGGACCAACGTTCACGACATACGCTTCAGCAGGCGTTAGCCCGTACAGAGCGTTTGCCTTCCACAGTTCGTTGAGCATGCTGTTGAGGGTCGTGCGGAATGCTGAGAACAGCGTTCCTCGACCATCAACGTCTTCGAACTGGTAGTGAGCCCCAATCAACTTCGACTGCGCGCGAATCGCCATGCGTGTACGCGAGTGGTTTAGCTGGTTGTAAACTTCACTCGTTGTTGAAGGAACTGGAGTCTGCCATCCGTATAGAGCGAGAACGCCATATTCGAAGTGGAAGCTGTTGCCCCCAAGGTTGAACAGGGTTTCGCGCTCGACGGCGCTTGGGTCGGTGTCTACGCCCGTGCAGTACACGAGTGGGTAGTTCAGACCACACGGAGCCACGTTCGGCGAACCAGTCTCGTCGCCACGGGCCGCGAGGGCGCATGCGACAGCAGAACCAGGAATCGTGCGTTCTGTGCCTGCCGTGACACCAGGAGCTTTGAGGTTCCCGATGAATGCTCCACCTTCACTGACGTTTGCCAGTGCAGCGATTTCCGCCAGCGATGACTTGTATTCGGCTTCGGTTTTTCCGCCGCCGAGGTCGTAGAATGCGATTCGGTTGTTGGCGTTTGCGTGCGTGGTCAGAACCGTCCAGACTTCGAGGTTGTTCTGACCCGGAGCAGCAACCTGGCCTGAGCCAAGATTTGCATTGAACCCGTTGAGAGCGGCTTCGTAGCATTTCGTGGTTTCAGCACCGGCTGTGATAGCCGCGCGGTTGTCTGTTCCGTTCGCCAAGGTAGCTGCCGTAGTGTTAGCCGTAGGAACGACTTTGCCCACTTCTTCAGAACCTCCACCAGCATCGGTGTATTTGTTTTCTGTTGAAGTCGCGTATTTGACCTCTTTACCAGCTTCGGTTGCACGATAGATGGTGTATTTGAGAGCACCAGTAACCGCTTTCCATTTCAGTTTGATCGTGAGTTCTGTACCTGCACCAGTTTTCTGTTCCGCCGTCTCGGCAGACGGAAGCGTAGCTCCCGTGTCATCTTCAGCAACCACCTGGTAGTAGTATTTGGTTGATTTGGTCAAAGCACCACCGGCAGACGGCGCTTCAGAGACAACTTCCGTTGGCGTCGTGAGTTCCTGCGGAACCGGGTTGGTTCCGGCACCCGTGCGAGTAACCGTAACGGTTGACCAGGTAAGGGCAGCCGCAGCAGCAGCCGACGCGATCCCGGTCTTTTTCTCAACGACTTCATTGAGGCCGTTCTTGATCGTGAGAGCGAAGTTGCTCGATTCGGTTGCGACAACGACCGTAAAGCCGTTAGCGTACGCGCCCGGATACTTGGCCGTAAGCGTGAGTGTTTCGGTGCCTACCGAGTCATACAGTTTGACCGATGCATTGACCGGAGTCGGACCAACGACCCTGGATGCGTACACGCGGCCTAGCCCCTCGCGGAGGGCAACGTCTACGGAATCGTAGAGGGTTTGGTTCGTAGTCGAACGAGCACCAAAGGCCGATTCGAATGCACCGATGGAGTTGATTTCCACGGACGTGTTTGCAAGTCCCTGATCGGTTAGCCCGACCAAGAATGCTGTGTCTGTGGTTGTGAAATTCCCGCTCGCTGGCGGAGCACTTCTTGAGGTTGTTTCGACGCCAAGGCGTGGCATGTTTGTTCTCCTATGCCGGGTTACGGCGGGATTGTTGTGTTGGTTACTACTCTTCGAGCGGGAGGCCGATGACTTCTGTATCGACCGTCTCGACTTCCACCAAAGGTGGATATGGTTCAGTCGGTTCTTCGAACGGCGTGCCCGGAATTTCTCCAGGGAATGTGCCAATCGGAGGACCGTCGTACTTGTTCATGATGTTGTTGATGAAGGATTCACCAGTAACATGACCAAGCACCAAGCTTCGTGTTTGTGCGACTGGTAGCTTCGTTTCAATCTTGTGGGTAAGGGTGTCTGAGGCAAGTTTGTTGAGTGATCCTCGTTGCTCAAGCATCAAGGCGATGGCTGTCGCGTACATTCCGGCGACTCGGCGAGCGCTCTGTTCTTTGGTGTCCTCAAGCAAGACGGCGCATTCCCAGGCGAACCAAGCTCCGATCTCTCCACCTTCGCCGCGCTCGTATCCTTTCGGAGTACCAGAGCACACGCAGATGAACGATGGCAAGTTCCACTCGGCGTAGTTCTTGAAGTCGAATGAGTTCTGCCAAGATTGCGGGTACTTGAACGGTTCGGTCAGATTCAGACCTTCGCTAGAGCGAACGACGTTGACGTATGTGGGAAGCCATTCTTTGGCTACCGCTTCGATGGCCCGTTCGACCTGAGGAGGCGCTACTACGGGACCAAACTGAGTAAAGGCGCTAGATTCTGGCATGAAGCGCGCTATCATTAGTGGATATCATGTTGGTAATCGACCTCACTCAGTCAAGATTTGGACGGCTCGCCGTTATTGACCGAGCCACAAACAGTCGAGATGGCCGGGCTCAATGGCTTTGTCTCTGCGACTGTGGTAAAAGGGTGACGGTCGAAGGAAAGAAGTTGCGCCAAGGCCACACTCAGTCCTGCGGCTGTCTACAGCGTCAACGGGCGAAAGAGGCCCAGCTAGACAAAATTCATGCCGATAGCTACGGGGCTATTCACTACTGGATCAACACTAGGTTTCCGCGCACTGGCGTCTGCGACGTTTGTAGATGCACCAATAAGCGAACCGAATATGCCTGCCTTGGTCACGTCTATACCCGCAACCGCGAAGATTGGGCTGAGCTATGTGGACGCTGCCACAAGGCCCTTGACAGCAATTGACATTACAAGTGCTCTCCAGGCATTAGCTTCTTTTTCAGCGTCTCTTGAATCGCCTTGCGAACCGTGGGGGTGAGACGCATCACTGATCGTTTAGGCTGACCAGGAGAGGACTTGCCTCCACCGCGAACGCCGTGGGACTTTGTGCCTTTGGCGAAGAAGCGTCCGTAGAAGAGTGTTCTGTCGAATCCGAGAAGGAGTCGGCCATCTGCAATCTCGTGTACTTGGCCTGGAGCGCCCGGACGTGTCGCAGCGTCCTTCATCCTTCCCGAGACGACTCCGACTTCGCCACCTTGCTTCTGGACGGCCCTGCTTTCGGACTCAGGCTTCCAGCCCTTACCCCAACGCTCCTCGTTGTACCTGAGGATGTTGACGCCAACCTCAGCAAGAGCCTCATCGACTTTCGATAGCTTCTCTACCTCGCGGTCAATCATGGCCTCGACATCTAGCGAATCCACATGGATTCCCATGTTTACGGTCATGGCGACCTCCTAATACTGGTCAAGGAAGCTGTCTGAGTTGTACCACCAGCCACCGAAGTCGAGTGCGTTTGGCCAACTGTTCACTGCTTCGTAGAAGTATTTCGGCAAGCCACCTGGGCCAAGAGGCCAATCCATATCTGCGGGGAGCTTTTCGGGGTCCAACCTACCTGTCGCAGGGTCAACCGCTTGAGTGAGGGCTTTGAAACGAGCTTGGCTACTCGTGATGATCGGAACAGTGAAGAAGCTCTGTGTGGGACTCGCTGCCGTGTTACCTTGGATCGAGTTGATTAGCCCATCGATTGCGGCTTCGTACATCTTCTCGTATGCCGGGTAGGCTGAAATGCCTTTGTCGATCTCGTTCTTGTAAAACGAAAGCTCGACTAGCTGGGCAGTCAGGTACAGGATCACGGTCTTCGTCTGCTGCCAGAACTGCGACTGAATGTCTGGCCCGGTCGTTAGAAGCGTCTGGTTGACAGCCTGGTCAATGAGATACTGAGCCTCAGCAGCCGTTGGACGAGTTTTGTTGTTGAAGGTGCCAAGCTCAATCCCGGCGCTTCCCTCAACCGTTGTGCGTACTCGCAAGAGCGCTCCGAGGTCTTCAAGCGAGGGTCTAATCGAGCTTTCAACCGATACGGCGTTCTGGATCGCTTTGGTCTTCGCGCTTTCGTTTTTGGCAGCATCTTCAAAGATGAAGATGTACCAGCCTTCCTGTAGAACGGCGTTGTTGATCGTGAGATCACGATATTTTGGCTCTTCTGGTTCCGTGTCCAACCCGCCTGGCAATGTGGCGAGTTCGATAGTGGCGATCAGTTTGAATTCGCCTTCTTCTGTGGCGCATTCGTAAACGAGTGCCTTAGTCCACGGGAGAGAGTCGTACCTTGGGGGCGGCAAGATGCCGATGAAGTTGACAACGTATGCCATGCTAATCCTCGTTCAGTTTGTTGGGGCGGTCGGGTTGTCCGGTACGACGAATCGATCCGGCGCTACGGACTCCGGGCGTATCCTCCTCAGGCGTTGATCTGCGGACAGACCCGTTGCTTGCCATCCTTACGATGCTTCCGAGGATGGCAACGCCACCGCGACCAATCCGTTTGATCGGCGGTCGTTTACCAGCAACGGAGCCTATGAACGAGATTGACCCGCGAAGAGCCTTCGTCACATTGCGACGGGTTCTTCCGATTGGCATCAAGGTCGCTTTCAACACCACACTCACATTGCGCGGTAGGGTTCCAGCGAACGACAGAGCCGCTTTGAGATGCACGACGAAGTTCCAGTCGTGAGAGCCCGCTGATTCGAGGCTCGCCTGTAGACCGTGCAGAATGCTCCGTGGAAGCGCGCCAGCGGTGTCCAAAGCCCCTTCGAGCTTTAGAGCGATGGATCGCCCAAGTTTGGCTTCAGGCGCGAGAGAGGCCGCTAGCGTGCGTGTAACCGTTCGCGGTAGTTTCCCTGCAAACGTCATTGTGGCTTTGAGGCCGCGCGAGACTGATCTCGGCAATGTGCCTTGGAACGCGAGGACCGCTGCGAAGTTCTTGATCGGCGACGGAACGACTGCCCCGACGAAGCTCAACGCGCCCAATAGTCCGTGAAGGACGTTACGTTCGAGATTGACGAGAGCATTGAAGCCCACTTCAAAGTTGGTTAGTCGAGTTCCGGTACCGAATGTACCGATGCCGACGTAGCCCTTGGCGTATTTGGAGTCAGCTTCTTCTTTGACAACAGTCCAGGCTCCAGCCCCAACTTTATGGTTCATAGCCACTTTGCCGTTGGACACAGAGAGAGCAATGCGATCTCCGATTGCCGTAGCCACCGATGATTTTGCCATTACCTGCGTGGCTACCCCAAGATCGAAGCGATCCACTTTCCATTCGAATTTGCCCGCTTCTGCCTGTTCGAGCAGGCGCAGACGATAACCGTTCTTCTGAGCTTCGACCGTTGGATTCTGGAGACAAGCCCAGAGGATCGGATACTTTGCGGATTCGCCCGGAAGCGCTGTAACTTCAGCCGATACGACGGGTTCGCGGTATTGCGTCGCGTTCCAGTACGCCTGATCGACGTGAAGGACCGGCTCGCCGTAGGCTTTGCCGATGACCGCTCCAGTGATCACTCCACCGGCAATCAAGCTCCATGCGCCTGACAGAGGTTCTTCATTGGCGCGGTTGAAACTGTCGAGAAGGGTCGTCGGGCCATTGATACCAGTGTTGAACAGAGTGGCTTTGAGTCCGTGAACCACGCTCTTCGGAAGCTGTCCCGCCGCTTCAAGTTTCGCCGAGAGGGCGTGAAGGGTGTTGCGAGGCAAAGCACCTTTGGATTCCAGGGTCGCTTTCAGACCATGGACTGTGTTACGGGGCAACGCTCCTGCGAATGAGAGGCTCGCAGCTATTGCGTGGATAACGGTACCTGGTTTCGGTACCATCGATCCAGCAGATTCGAGGATGGCTTGCGCCCGATGCAACACGTTCCGTTGAAGCGCGGCTTTTGATTCCAGGCTCGCCGTCAATTTCTTAGCTATCGCGAAGCCCTTGGTGAGAGAACCTTTGGATTCGATTGTGGCAGTCAGCGCTCGGCGAATGTTGCGAGGAAACGTGCCTTTCGATTCCAGTTTCGCCGCAAGACCATGCAGCATGTTGCGCGGCAATTTCCCAACCGATTCAAGTGCCGCCGTCAGTTTCTTTGCGATACTGAACGCTTTGGTAACTTTCCCTGCCGGTTCGAGTTTGGCCGTGAGGGCTTCTTTGAATGTGGCCATTTCGAATTTCCAGCCAGAGTTGCCAGAAACATCGGTTGATTCGTTGCCCGCATACCATTCAGCGCCACCTTCCGCAGTTGAATCTTGCAACGAGAGCCAGTTGAGGCCAACGACACCAGATGCTTTGCTGAGTTTCCACGGTTTGCCCGGTTCGCGTGATTCAAGCTTGACTAGGCTGCCTGATTTGCCGTTCGTTTTGATGGCATTCGTAATAGTAACAGTGCGACCTTCTTCAACTTTCGTCGCTCCGGTATTGCCAGCAGTGTTCAGATTGAGGGTGGCAATTGTACAAGACACGTAGAATACGAGATAGCCATGTGTAGACGTGACAACGTTGAAAGTCGTAGGTCGATTGCAATAGAGTATCTTTTCGAATTCACCTGGCCCGGTGAATTCGATAGTAGATGTTCCGGCGTTGAAGGTGTAAAGACCCGATCCTTCCAATTCAAAGTGGCTGTTTGCGGTGTTGAGATTGACTTTGCTCGACCCCATCGAAATGGTCTTGGTGTTTTCGCCATTGACTTCGAAATTTTCGAGGATGAATTCTTGGCCGTTCAGTTGCAAGTCTTCGGACGACCAGACGAACAGATAGTTCGCTTCCACTTTGTCTTCGAACCGCCACACACCGTTCGTGTTTTCGAAGGTGAGGCCACCTTTGACGTTCTTTCCAGCGAGCGTGATTTGTTCGGTTGCTTTGGAAGACGAGACGAACAAGAAACGGCATTCCGAGCCCGTGAACGTTAGGGTCATCGCTTTGCCCAGTTTCAGGCATAGACCAGCGTTGCTCGTTGTGGTGCCAATGGTGATCTCTTGTTTCGCCGCGAGCGTCAGCGTTTTGGCGTAGTTCGCCGCGTCGAGGGACCGACATTGGGCTTCAGCGGCCACTTCGATGGAGCCAGATGTCGCAGCAAGGATCACGTCATTTGCTGCTGCCGGAACTTTGCGGCCTGTCCAAGCCGCCGTTTCAGACCATTTGCCGCCTTTCACTGAAGCCGTGTATTCGGAGGCCGTTTCAAATGTCCAGCCTGAGTTGCCCGTTTCTTCTTTGCCGTTGATGTCTTGGAAGGTGGCTCCGCCTTCTGCCGCCGAGTCTTTCAGTGAGACGTATTCGACAGCGACCGTGCCCGAGGCAACTTTCAGTTTCCAGGCTTTGCCAGCGACCGTAGATTCCATCTTGACGAGCGATGCCGCTTTGCCGTTCGTAACGAGCGCTGTGACAGTAGTAATGGTGGCTTCTTTGAACTTCGTCGCGTTCGCAAAGCCAGCCGTGTTCAAGGTGAGCGTGGCGATAGCCGGTACGGTAATGAATTCAACGGCTTCGGCAGCGATTGTGACGTTGTTGAGTGTAAAGCTCGAACCGCCTACGCTGATTTTCTTTGCTTCCGTGCCGGTTCCCGTGAATTCAATGGTTGAGGTTTCGGCTTTGAAGGTAGTTTTGGAACCTTCGGTCTCGAAGACTGTGCCTTTTTTGCCCGTGATTTTCACAACGCTGCTGCCGAAGGCGACGGTCGTACCTCTTTCGACGCTGCTCTCTTTGAATTCCGCGCAGACCATTTCCTGGTTGCCGGTTTTGAATTCTCCTGAGGCGTTGACCTGGATCATTCCTTCGCAGGTGCATTTGTCCGCGAGTTGGTATTTACCGACAGTTGCTTCCGTACCAAACACCATCTTTGGCATGGTCTTGCCAGCCGTAGTGACTTTGACGACTTCAGCAACAGTAGAAATGAATTCGATCACCGCCGACGCCCCATTGGTCAGCGTCATTGACGCACCAAGTTTGAGAGCCATCCCGGCATTCCCTGTGCTGAAGCCGATTTTGACTTTCTGAGAAGCAGCTATCGTGAGCGTTTTGGCGTATTTTTCAGCGTTCAGCGAACGGCATTTAGCTTCGGCGGCGATTTCGAGACTGTTCGATTTTTCACCGAGAATCACGTCATCTTCGGCGGTGGGTACCGTTTTGAGCGTATTTTCCGCCCCGGCAGGGGAACCTTCGCGCCACTTGGCCGCTTCACTCCATTTGCCAGCAGTGGCTTCGTTCCAGTACAGTGTTCTTGTGGCCATGTCTTACTCCTTCACGTCAGGAGCAGATTTAGCCGCCTGATTTCAGTTCTAGCGTCCAAGGGAAACTGATTTCGTTACCCGATTCAACGTTGATGGGTTCGAATTTCCTGCGGTCGAATAGGACTGCCAGGAAGTCAAACGCCGTTGTTGCTTCTGGCGTGGTGCCAGCGGTACCGTCAGCTTCCTTGTACCACGTAGATGAGCCGCCGCCATTGATGGTGCAGACGCCCGTCGTGTTGGAAGTAACGATCCCGAACACTTTTTCCGTTTTTTCTGCGCGCAGGACTTTTTTGGTCTGTCCCGCGACGGCTGTCGTAGATGCTGTCCAGGCTGCGGCTTTGGTCAGCGTGTTGGCTGTCGTGGCCGTAGCAGGCGTACCTGTAGTTGATTTGAGGATTTTCTCCGTGGTCAGTCCCCACTCGGTAATCGCCAGGTTGCTTTCGGCTTTGATTTTCGCTTCTGACTGGAGCTTCTGAACGTTGGCTGCGGTTACAAGTATGTTGGTACCCGCGACGGCTTCTGTCGCTGTCGGAGCGGACGGCGTGGTCAGGACTAGCTGTTCGACTTTCTCTGCTGTCG